GGCGGGTGCCATTCAAGGGCTCTCACCCCCTTGGACGGCTTACGACGACACAGCACATGCATCGGTCGTGGTCATAGAGTAGGGCCTACCTTGCTCGATGGCTACACCGTAAAAGGAGCATTTACGGTTATGAGCCGGAAAGACCTTTTGCCGAACGCCGGTCCGGTGTTCAGCCTCCGCGAGGCACTCTATCGCGCAGGGCGCGATTATCAGGGCGGGCTCACCAAGCTGGCCCTCGAAATGATGGTCCCCTACGAGGACCTGCAGAAGAAACTCAAGCTGGATGAGGAGCGGCGTTGGCTGAACCCGGATGAGCTTGAGGACATTATTCGCCTGACCTCTGATCCTCGCCTGCTCGCCGCCCTTGTGCGTCCTGCCGGAGCGGTCTGGTATCGGCCCGAAGCGGTCAACGCCACGGCCTCCGCTCTTAAGGCAGTAGGGGACCTGCTCCAACGCGAGGGCGAGTTTGTTGCCAGCTTGCATAAAGGTGCGGACGACAATCGTTGGGAGCCTGATGAGGTTGCCGACTTGGAGTATCACGGTGCGAACGTGATTCGCGCTGTCCTTGGCATCATGGCGGGCGCTCGCCAAGCAATGGAGAAAGATCAGGAGGAAGGCGTTCATGGCTGACGACGTCGACCGCGCTTCCCTGCTAGAGGAGTTACACCTGCAGGCAGCACTCTCCGCCCGCCGCCGGCCAGCGCCGGCCTACAGCATCAGCGAAACCGTCTGTGAGGATTGCGGCGAGGAGATCCCAGCCGCTCGCCGGCTGGCGGTACCCGGATGTGATTGTTGTGTCGAGTGTCAGACGCGCCGAGAGCGTTGCAATGCGTGAGGTGCCGCAACACATCGCCAGTGCATTGCTCTGTGCACATCCATTCAGTCAGTACCCACTTCTTATCAAGGGAAAGCCCCATGCAAACAATCATCATTGCGGCACCTGCGCGTGCCGGAAAAACTCGCAATGCCACAGCCCTGGCCAAGGCATTCGGTTGCCAGCAAATCGTCGACGACTGGGACGGCTATTCGGCGATCCCAAGCGGGGCCCTGGTCCTCACGAACGTCGAGCATCCCAAGATTCCACGCGGCGCGCGCTTGGTCAGTTGGGCACAAGCGATGCATGCGCTGGCCTGACCGGGCGTGCGGCTGTAGGTAAAGGAGGTAGCCTGTGAACGAGCAGACTTCCCCACGCCCTATCTCCGCCTGGGCGCGCCGCTACATTGAGCAATTCGGGTTGGCACTGGTCCCCATTGACCCGGGCGAGAAAGCGCCAAAGGGAGAACGCTGGAATCAGCCCGGCGGGTACTTTACCGACCCAGCCCAGGCTGAGGCCTTCTGGACGAAGCACCCGAAACACAACATGGGCGTAGTGCTCGGGCCCAGTCGGGTATGTTCGCTGGACGTGGACGATGTACCGGCGACGCGACAGGTGCTCTTTGACCTGCTCGGTCTGGACCTGGACGCCTTGCCTCTGGTGTACCCCACCGTAGTAGGTAACCCCGAACGTTTCCGGATCCTGTTCAAGATGCCAGACGGCATCGACCTGAGTCGACATTCTCTCAACTGGCCGAACGAAGCCGACCCGGACGGCTCGAAGTTCAAGTTGGCCCAGGCAGCGCTTCGAGCGGCGAAAGAAAAGGGTGACCAGGCGCAGGTTGCTGCGATGAAAGCCAAGGCGGATAGCCTCCGGCGCTTCACCGTGTTTGAACTTCGCGGTGGGTTGGTCCAAGACGTGTTGCCTCCCTCCATCCACCCTGGTACCGGCGAGCCCTACACCTGGCGAAACCCGCCATCAAGCGAGGGCTTGCCGCTCCTGCCTGACATTCTGCTCAGTGTCTGGAACAACTGGGATGCATTCAAGCGTGACGCCGAGGCGGCCTGCCCCTGGGCGCCTGCTCCGCAGAAACCGAAGAAGGTCGCCAAACCGAAGCGCCCGGCGGCGACTGGTAGTGCCGGTTCGGTTATCGATGCCTTCAACCGCGCACACGATATCGAGGCGCTGCTTGAAGCGCACGGCTACCTCAAGCGGGGGAAGAAGTGGCTGTGCCCTCAGAGTAGTACCGGGTTGCCGGGGGTGACGGTCAGCGAGGGAAGGGTTTATTCACACCATGGCTCAGATCCTCTAGCCAACGGCCATCAGAACGATGCGTTCGACGTGTACTGCCTGCTTGAGCACAACGGCAACCAGTCCAACGCTGTGCGAGCAGCTGCGCGGCTGTTGGGCATCGAGCACCAGGTCAGGCCGCCCGAGCCGCCGCCAGAGCCTGGTGCATCCGATCTTCCCCCCAGTGCGGCCGGCGGAGAGCTTCCCCACGCCCCATCTGATACAGGCGACGGTCTTGACGGCGACTCCGCGGATGACGGGGGGGCGGGGGAGGGCCTCACTCTGGCGAAGGCGCTGCGGCGATATGCATTGATCGAAGGGACCACCAACGTGTGGGACATCGACAAGTCGCGCAAGATGAAACGGGCCGCATTCGAAGCGCTGATCGGCAAGGATCTCTTCAAGGAGTGGACTGCAGTCGTTGATCCGAAGAAGAAGAAACGGATCAGCGAGGAACAGGTGCGCGACTGGGAGCGCGCCAGGGCGATGGCCGGCAAAGCCATAGGGCCAGTGAGCATGCCGCCTCTGACCCGATACGTGTACATCGACGGTACTAAGGATGTATGGGACTACGCGAAGAAACGGCGTGTGCCGGAAGGCGCGGTAAAAATGGCCCTGGGAGACGCCTACAGCCTATGGCTCAACAGCCCGGAGCGGCGGGTAGTGGACGTGAACAACATCGTTTTCGACCCAACGATGTCATCAGACCCGAAGGAGACCATCAACACCTTCGAAGGGTTGCCTCTGGAGCCCAAGCGCGATGACGCAGCATGCGAGAACCTGCGGTGGCTCATTGAATTCTTGTGCAACGCAGACACGGATGCGATGGAGTGGCTGGTTCGTTGGTTGGCATATCCGCTGCAGCATACGGGGGCCAAGATGGACACCGCGGTGCTCATGCACTCCACCATGGAAGGGTCAGGTAAGAGCCTGTTGTTCTCCGTTGTGATGGGGCGCCTTTATGGCCAGTATTCGGCCACGGTGGGGCAGACCCAACTGGAGGGGAACTTCAATGCCTGGCAGAGCGGAAAGTTGTGGGCTGTTTTCGAGGAGGTTGTCAGCCGAGATCAGCGCTACAACCAGGTCGGGAAGATCAAGCAACTGATCACCGGGCAGACGGTGCGTATCGAGAGCAAGTTCGTGAACGGCTGGGAGGAAGCCAGCCACATGAACGCCGTGTTCCTTTCCAACGAAATCATGCCCTGGCCGATCAGCCCCGACGACCGTCGCTTTCTGGTGATGTGGCCAGAGGAAAAGCTTTTGCCCGACCGGCAGAAGGCGATCGCTCACGAACTGGCGAATGGTGGGGTGGAGGCGCTGTATGGATGGCTGCTCGCGCAAGATCTAGGAGACTTCGACCAACATACCAAGCCGCCCAGTACACCGGCGAGGGACCGTCTGGTGGCGTTGAGCAGGGCAACATGGCAGACTTTCCTGCACCTCTGGCGGATAGGCGAGCTGGGGGAGGGTCTATGGGGAGCTTGCCTTTCCTCTGACCTATATGCCTTGTTCCTGGAGTGGTGCCACCGGAACAAAGAGCACTCGATGAGCCAGACGAAGTTCAGTCTGTTTATCAGCACCGCCGGCATCGACAAGACGCGAGCGATTCCTTGGACGGATCGCAATACGCGACGTTTCGCTGCGTTCTTCTTCCCGAAGGATGAGCAGTGTTTCATGCCGGCCAGGCCGACCTCGGCCGAACTGGGGGCGCATGTCGTCGTATGGCGGCAGCGAGCAATGCGAGCTGGCTGGAACGTGGAAAATTGGGACCACGTGAAGGGGGCGGCCGCATGAGTCCGCTCAGTGTGTCGAGTGTGTTGACCGTGTGTTGGGCGATTTTTCAAACCCAACACACCTCCAGGCCACGTCTCACGCGGGGTTTAGACATGTGTGTTGGGTGTGTTGGGTTTACGCGCCCGGGCGCGCGTGCGCGCAAAAAATATTCTTCACATTGCTCTCTGGCTACTCAAGAAAAATTCTCCACGCGATCCCTCCAAAAACCCAACACACCCAACACACCCAACACCGTCTCACGAAAACCTTTGATCTCATTGGTTTTTGTCTGTGTTGGGTATGTGTTGGGTTGCATAGATTTGTGTTGGGCCATGGTTTCAGCGGGGGGTGGGTCAGATGATTGAGGTAGTGGAGGTGTTGCTGCGGCATTGGGCAGTCCAGTGCGGCCAGATGCTCGGTGGGGAAGGCGCTGGTGCCAGTCCTCTAGCCGGACTGATCGATTGGAAGGGAGCGCCGCCGCGTGGCGAGCCAGGATCTCGGTTGTTGCTCGGCGGTACCTCCGTTGATCATCGTGCACGCGAGGTTCAGGCATGCATAGATGCGATCGAACGGCGCGGGGAGGAAGGCGCATGTCTCGCGCGCTTGGCGCGCTTGCGCTATCTGAGTTGTCCTCCGCGCACCGTCAAACAGCAGATCGCGGCACTTGAGGTCGGGGAAATCACCGACCGTACTTATCGCAATTGGGTACAGCGCCTCCATGAGCTGGTGCTATGCGAACTGACCCGCCGGCATGCCGGCACGCTGGAGGCGATCAAGGCGCTCCGGAAGGTCGAGCGGCGGCGCACTGCTGCACGGCGTGGCAAAGCCGTACGCGGGGTAAATGGTGAATACCGTTCGTCGGCAATTGCTCCCCCGTCAGCCCCCGCGAGCCCCCGTCAGCCCGTGTCGGGATAACCGATAATTCCCCCCTTTCGGTTTTTCCGTTCGGGGGGTACAAAGCCGCCATGGTGTTCGAGATCCGCCAAGGCGGTCCGGCATCGATTGATGCACGTGCTGTGCAAACCGCCCCGGAGCTTCCCCGCCCGGGTCACCCTGAAAGCCCCTCGCTCGAGGGGCTTTCTCTTTTCTGCCGCCGGCTGAGGAGTTCTAGCGATGGGAGAACCAGCGAGCACGACTGCTTCCGCTGTTGTGGCCGGTGCCGCTGGTATCGGTCTGGCCGGGTATCTGGCCGGCATCGATGGGGCCGCTGCTGTGGGCGCGCTGTTCGGCGCTCTGCTGTATTCGACGACGAACAAGGAGTATCCGACCTGGCAGCGGGTGCTGTTTCTGCTGATCTCGTTCGTCATGGGCTATATGACCGCGCCGGCAATCAAGGACGTTGATGTATACGGATACCGGCCGTTCCACTATTCGGGTCTGGCTGCCTTTGTCGCGGCGCTGCTGGTGGTGACTGTTTCTCTGTGGTTGCTCCGGCGAGGTAAGGCAGGACCTGGCGCAATAGGAGGCCAAGATGGGTAACCATCTGGTGCAATTGCTGCTGACGCAAGCGACGTTCTGGCTGTGCGTCGGTATGTTCCTCCGGCTCTTCACCTACCAGCGGGGGGAAGCACGCTATCGGTTCGGTATCTCGTGCCTCGCCTGGCTGGTTATGGGGAGCGCTGGTTCTGCAGCGCTCTACATCCTGAAAGGCTGGCTGGTTGTACCGCCGCATGCCTGGCCCCTGGTCGTCTTGCTCGGCGTGTTCGCGTGGGCGTTGTTCCGGACTCGGGGCAACCTCGCCCGGGTCTGGCGGATTCAGTAGCGATGCGCGGCAGTATCTCGGCCAGGGACTTGGACGACGCCGTTCGGTCCTTGCAGCAGCTCGGTGGCGACTTGCCTGCTGCTGTGTTGGCCGACGCCTTGAACCACACGGCGAACCAGGCGAATCAGGCGCTGGTCGGGGAGATCGACCAGGTCTTCGACCGGCCGACACCGTTCACCCGCAACGCCATCCGCATCCTGCATGCCACTTCGCGCCGCCTTGAGGCGGCCTTGTGGGTGAAGGACGAAAAGGACCATGCCTCGAAGGGGCAGGCGCCGGAGGACTGGGTGGCTCCCCAAGTCTTCGGGGGGCCGAGGGTGGACAAGGCGTCGGAGCGGAACCTCCGAGCCCGAGGCATCCTGCCGGCGGGCATGTTCGTCGTTCCAGCGGAGGGCGCCCGGCTGGACCAGTACGGCAACATGAGCCGCGGCCAGATGATCCAGATCCTCTCCGGCCTGGGCGCCCTGGAATACCGAGCGGGGTTCAAAGGAAACGCCACTCGGTCGGCGCGCTCCCTGGCGAAGGGACACCAACTGGCGTACTTCGTGATGCGCCGTGGCCGCCGGCCGATTGGCATCGCCGAGCGCCGTGGACGGACGTTGACTATGGTCCTCGCTTTCGTCCGCCAGCCTCAGTACCGCGTGCGCTTCCAGTTTCACGAAGTCGTTCGGCGTGTTGCCGAGGACGACGCGCGCTTAGAGGCGAACATCGAGCGGGCCCTGGCGAAAGCGCTGCGCTGAACCGTTGGCGGGTGGCCTGGCCGGGCGGAGCGGGGTTGGTTCAACCCGAGCCGGCAATGGCCACCCGCGGGCGGGGTGTCGCGAAAAGCGGGGTAGTGACGTGCTACTCGAAAAGCACCGGGGGCCCCTGAAGCGCCGCCCCGGACAAGGGTGATTCGAACCCCGTTCTCGCGCTAGTGGCTGGGCCGGGAAGTTAGTTAACAGGGTTAACCGGGTTAACCCCCCTCGGTTCATCGTGGTTAACAGGTACCGCACATGGAGTTCATGACCAAGGCAGCGTTCGCGGACCGCCAAGGCTGGTCGCGCGCCTACGTGTCGAAGCTGGTCCGGCAAGGACGCCTCGTCCTCACTGCCGACGGAAAGGTCGACGTCCAGGCGAGCGACGAACTGCTGGCCGCCAGCGCAGACCCGAGCAAGGCTGCCGTGGCCGAGCGGCACCGGCAGGAGCGGGTGGAGAAGGGCGTGTACGCCCACATAGGCGCAGGTGCAGCCCCGAGCCCGGCCTTACCGGCACCTGGGCAGACCGCACCGCTGCCCGACTACCAGAAAGCCCGCGCACGGCGAGAGTACGCCCTGGCTCTGCTGGCAGAAGACGAACACCGCAAGAGCCGTGGCGAGACGGTCGAGCGCGCGCGTGTCGACTCCGCCGCCTTCACCGCTGCGCGCGCTCTGCGCGATCTGCTGATGGGCGTGCCGCCGAAGATCGCCGGCGACCTGGTGACGCTGACCGACCCCTGGGAGATCGAACGCCGCCTGACCCAGGCGCTGCGCCGTGCCTTGGAAGATGCCGACCGCCTCCTGCAACTCGATGCCGAGATCGAACAAGGGGGCAAGGAGCCGAACTGAACCATGGAACAACCGTATGCCGACGGTGCCGCCGTGTACCTGGCGGCATACCGTCGAGGACTGAAGCCCGACCCCGAACTGTGGATCGATGAGTGGGCGGACGAGTTCCAGATGATCCCGGCGGATACGGGGGCGGCCGAGCCGGGCAAGTACCACACCGACCGGACCCCCTATGCGCGCGAGCCGATGCGTTGCCTGTCGCCGCTGTTCCCAGCCAAGCGCGTGGTGACCATGATCGCCTCGCAGCTGATGAAGACCCAGGTCGCCTTGAACTGGATCGGCGGCTGTATCCACATGGCACCGGCCAACATCCTGGTGCTGCTGCCCACCGAGAAGCTGAGCAAGCGGGTATCAGGACGGATCGACAAGACGATCAAGGCCGTGCCGGTGCTGACCGCGCGCGTTGCCAAGGCCCGCTCGCGCGACTCGCGAAACACGCTCGACACCAAGGAGTTCGAGGGTGGCGCGCTGTACTGCGCGTCAGCCGGCTCGGCCTCCAACCTGGCCGAGTTGTCCGCTCGGTACGTGTACGGCGACGAAATCGATCGCTGGGAAATGGACGTCGACGACGACGGCGACCCGGTCAAGCAGGCCGAGGCGCGCGGTTCGACGTTCGGCCGCCGCGCGAAGTTCTACTACTCCAGCTCGCCCACGCTGAAAGGCGTTTCGCGGATCGCCGACCTCTTCACCCAGGGCGACCAGCGGCACTACTACGTCCCGTGTCCGCATTGCGGAACGATGCAGGTGCTGGAATGGGAGGGCCTGAAGTACGACCCCGAGTACCGCCTTGTGCAGTACATGTGCTGCAACGAGGAGTGCGGCGCCCTGATCGAGGAGCACCACAAGGCGGCCATGCTGTCCGCTGGCGAGTGGCGAGCCCATGCCGTCGGTGACGGCGAGACCGTCAGTTTCACGCTGAGCGCGCTGTATGCGCCTCCCGGCTGGTTGACCTGGACGGACCTGGCGAAGGAGTACGACGAAGCCAAGCGTCTACAGGAGAAGGGCGATCCCGGGTCCATGCAGGTGTTCTATAACACCCGCTTGGCCCGGCTGTGGGACAGCGCCGAGGAAATGACCAAGGCGGACGAGCTGCGCAAGCGAGCCGAGGCCGAGGGGCATCGGCTGGGTCTGGTACCCGCCGGAGCGCTGCTGCTGACCGCGGCGGTCGATACCCAGCACAACCGCTTGGAAATGCTGGTGATGGGCTGGGGCGAGGGCCTGGAGCGCTGGACGGTCGATTTCCAGGTGATCCCCGGCGACCCGACCGACGAGCGTACCTGGGCGCTGCTCGACGAGCGCCTGAAGGCTCGATATCGGCACGTCAGCGGTGTGGACCTGGCCATCTGCGCGGTCTGCATCGACTCGGGCGGTCACCATACCCATGAGGTCTACCAGTTCACCCGCCTGCGCCGCTGGCGAAACGTGCTGGCGGTGAAGGGGGCGAGCAAGCGCGGCCGCCCAGTGCTGGCCCAGCGGCCGTCCAAGGTCGACGTCACCTGGCAGGGCAACACCGAGAAGAGTGGCGCCGAACTATGGATGGTCGGTACCGACACGGCGAAGGACTGGGTCTACAACCGCTACCACCTCAAGGATGGCCCCGGGGCGTTGCACTTCTCCGCAGACCTGCCGCCTGACTTCTTCGACCAGTGCGTGGCCGAGCGCAAGGTGGTCCGCTACGTGAAGGGGTTCAAGCGCACCGACTGGGTCAAGGCCAAGTCGGAGCGAAACGAGGCCCTCGACCTCATCGTGTACAACCTGGCCGCGGCCCACTTCCTCGGCCTGCATCGCTATCACGCTCCGCAGTGGAGCAGCCTGCGCGCAGCGGTAGGTCAAGGCAGCCTGTTCGCCGACCCAGTCGCCACGGTGCCCAGCGCAGCCGACGAGGCGGACGAGCATGAGCCGCAGAACGAGGCGCTAAGCGCCCCAGTGCGGCCGACACTTCCCACGCGGAGCGCGAACCCACCATCCCAACCAACTGGCCGGCGTACCTCGCGCAGCGGGTATCTGAGCCGCCGATAGACGAGGTCAGCATGAGCACAGCGCAGCAGCGCCTGGACGAGGTCCGGGTGGCGATTCAGGACATCCTGAAAAAAGGGCAGTCGGTGCGCAAGGGAGACCGCCAGGTCGACCGCGCGCAACTGGCGAGTCTGCGCGTTCTGGAGCAGCAGTACGCCGAAGCCGCAGCCCTGGAGGCGGCTACGAACAACCGGCGCTCGCGCCAGGTTCGCCTCTACAGCGGAGGCAAGGGGATCTGATGGCTACCCGATACCGAATCACGTCGAAGCGCATTCGCAACAGCTACGAGGGCGCTGGCACCGGACGCCGCGCCGCTGGCTGGGACGCGCCCGAGGCGGCGCTGAATGCGGTAGCCATTCCGGCATTGCCGACCCTGCGCAAGCGCTCGCGAGCGGCGGTGAGGAATGACCCCTACGCCGCGAGCGCGATCAGCAAGCGCGTCAGCAACCTGATCGGCACCGGCATTACGCCGCGCGCACGTCTGGACGACGCGGCGTTGCGCGAGGCGTTGAACCTGCTGTGGGAGGACTGGGTAGACGAGTCGGACGCGGATGACCGTACCGATTTCTACGGCCTGCAGATGATCATCGCTCGGATGGTCGAGGAAGCGGGCGAGTGCTTCGTGAGGCGCCGCAACCGACGGCCGGAGGACGGCCTGGCGGTACCTCTGCAACTGCAGGTGCTCCCACCTGACTTCGTCCCGGTGGATCGCAATTTCAAGACCCGCAGTGGCAACGTGGTGCGCGCGGGAATCGAGTTCGACGCCATCGGCCGCCGGGTTGCCTACTGGATGTGGCAGAGCCATCCCGGCGATCCGGCGGCGCCCCGGCGCGGCTACAACCAGCTCAACCGCATCCCGGCGGACCAGGTGCTGCACATCTTCGAACCGCTGGAGGGTGGCCAGCTGCGCGGTGTGCCGCGCTTGTCACCGGTTCTCCTGCGGCTGAAGTCGCTGGACAACTACGACGACGCGGTGCTGTTCAGGCAGGAGGTTTCCAACCTGTTCGCCGGCTTCATCACCAGGCCTCGACAGGACGGGGCGCCGATCTTCGATCCGTCGACCGGGCTGGCACCTGCGCAGGATCGCGACGGGACACCGATGGTCGGCCTGGAGCCGGGGACCATGCAGGAACTGCTGGAAGGGGAGGAGGTAGTTTTCTCCGACCCGCCGGACGCCGGTAACACCTATGTCGACTTCATGCGACAGCAACTGATGGCAGCGGCGGTCGGTGTCGACCTGCCGTATGAGCTGCTCACCGGCGACATGGGCGATATCAGCGACCGCACCTTGCGGGTGCTGCTCAACGAGTTTCGGCGCCGGATCGAACAGGTTCAGTTCAGCGTGTACGTCTACCAGCTCTGCCGCCCGGTGCGCGCGTGGTGGCTGGATACCGCGTACCTCAGCGGAGCAGTCAACCTGCCGGACTATCCGGCGCGGCGACGTGAGTTCCTGCGCACGCGTTGGATCCCGCAGGGCTGGGCCTACATCCATCCGGTGCAGGACGTCCAGGGCAAGCTGCTGGAGATCGGCGGAGGCCTCGCCAGCCGGAGCGAGCATGCGCTACGCACCGGATACGACGCCGAGGTGATCGACCGGGAGAACGCCCAGGACAACGCCCGGGCTGAAAGCCTGAACCTGCACTACACCACCAACACCGGGCAACCGGTGAGACACCAAGGGGACACCCATGAAGAAACGCAATGAACAGCCCCTGGCGCTGGCCGCCCTGTGGGCGCTGCTGGGCGTTGGCACGCTCGCCGATCCGCGCATCCAGAACAAGGCGCAGGTCGCGCCGGATCTGCAGGCCGAGCACTGGTACAGCGTCAAGGCGCTGAGCGCTGAGGGTACCGGCTCGGCCGCCTCCATCGAGATCTATATCTACGGCGAAATCGGCTTTTGGGGCATCACCTCCGCGGATTTCATCCGCGACCTGAAAGCAGTCGACGACGGCACCTCTCCGGTACTGGTTCACTTCGACACCATCGGCGGCGACCTCTTCGACGGCATCGCCATCCACAACGCGCTCCGGGCCTTGGGCGAACGCTGCACCGCCCGGATCGACGGGGCCTGCTTCAGCGCGGGCAGTGTCGCGGCCTGCGGCGCGCACCGGGTCGAAATGGCCGACAACGCGCTGTTCATGATCCACAACCCCTGGACCTTCGCGGCAGGCGACAGCGAAGACCTGCGCAAGGTCGCTGACATGATGGACCAGGCGTTCGAGGGCATCGTGGCGAGCTACCAGCATCGGCCGCTGAATGTCGATGACGCCGAGCTGCGCCGGATGATCGACGACGAAACCTGGCTCACCGCTCCCGAGGCGAAGGACAAGGGGTTCGTGGACGAGGTGCTCGGCTCGGCCGAGCCGATCGGCGTGAACGCACGCTTGGGCAAGGTGCTGAATCGCTATCGCAACACGCCTGACGCGGCACGCCGGCTGCTGGCCAGCCAGGAGCCGGCGGGTGACCCCGCCCCGACGTCGGCCGAACTGGCTGCGGAGCTGACGGCGGACTGCGCCCAGGCCGGTCTGGCCGACTGCGCGGCGTATCTGATCAAGGCCTCGGGCCTGAAAGATCGCGAGACTGCGCGCGCGGCCTTGGACCGGGCGAAGGCCGTCCGGTCGGTATGCCTCGTCGCGAAAATGCCCGATGAGGCCAAGGCGCTCATCGAGGAGGGCCTGGATGCCGACGGCGCCCGCCTGCGGCTGTACGACAAGATCGTAGCGCGCAGCACCCAGGTGGAGATCGACAACCGCGTACCGACGGACGATCAGCCGCAGAACAAGGCTTACCAACCCCCGGCGCCGAGCGACGTGTACGCGAAGCGCCGGCTCAATGCCTCGAAAGGAGGAAAGCAAGCATGACCATCAAGACCGAAGGCGTTCACGCCGGAGAGTTCCTCCTGTCGGAGGCCAACGGCTCGCGCAGCCGCGAAAACATCGTCATCACCGCCGGCTCCGGCCGGCTGGTGGCGGGTACCTTGATCGCCCCCATCACCGCCGCCAATGCGCTGAGCGCGACCGCGGCGGCAGGGAACACCGGCGACGGCACTGTCGGTGCCACCGTGGTGACCAGCGCCGCCATCAGCGGCACTTACGTGCTGGAAATCACCGAGGCCGGAGCCAATGGCGGCAAGTTCGAGGTGGTCGACCCGCAGGGACGCCAGGTGGGAACTGGTCAAGTCGGCCAGGCGTTCACCGGCGGCGGAATTGGCTTCACCCTTTCCGACGGGGCCACCGACTTCGTGGTGGGTGATCGCTTCAACCTGCAGGTGCTGGCAGGGCTCGGCGAGTGGACGCCCTACGACGACGACGGTGCCGATGACGGCCGTCGCGCGGCTGGCGGCATTCTGTTCGGTCCAGTGGATGCCACGGATGCCGACGTCAAGACGGTGGCCGTGGTCCGTGATGCCGAAGTGATCGCCAGCCTGCTGACCGGCCTGGATGCTGCCGGTGAGGCCGACCTCAAGGCGCTGGGCCTCATCCTTCGCACCTGATCCTCCTCCGTCCCTCAACCACCTCAAGCCCCGCCTGCGCGGGGTTTTTCATTTCTGGAGTATTCCCATGGCTGAAATCAGCATTTTCGAAGATGAGGCGTTCTCGGTGGAGGCGCTGCTGGCGGTGATCAACACCGATCACCCGGTGCCGGGGCAACTCGCCGCGCTGGGCCTGTTCGAGGAACAGGGTGTGTCCTCGCTGGTGGTGCAGATCGAAAAGGACGGCACCACGCTGCAACTGGTGGAGGCGAAAGCCCGCGGCGGCGTAGGCCAGGCCGTGACCGGTGACAAGCGTCAACTGGTCCCCTTCAACACCGTTCACCTGCCGCAGACGTTCCAGATCCTCGCCGATGAAATCCAGGGTATCCGTGCGGTGGGTAGCCGGACCGAGCTGCAGTCCGCCGAGGCGGTCGTGGCCAAGCGCCTGGAAAAAGCGCGCCGCCAGTTGGACCTGACCCACGAGTATCAGCGCATCGGCGCCATCAAGGGCAAGATTCTCGATGCCGACGGTTCGACGGTGCTGCTGGATATCTACCAGGCCTTCGGACTGAGGAAGCCCAAGCCGCGATCGCTCGAACTGGGTAACCCCGAGGGTGACCTGAGCGGCATTCTGGCCGACCTGCTCGACGAGCAGGACGACGCGCTGGGCAACGTCACCAGCACCGGATCGCGAGCGTTCTGTGGCAAGAACTTCTGGGCCAAGCTCATCGATCACCCCAAAGTGCGCGGCACTTACCTGAACACCCTGCAGGCGGCGCAACTGCGGGGTGACCGTCGCCAGTCGTTCGAGTTCGGCGGCGTGGTCTGGGAGCGCTATCGCGGCAAGCATGACGGGGAGCCGTTCGTGGACGATGGCAGTGCCCAACTGGTCCCGGAGGGGGTTCCGGACCTGTTCATCAGCGCCTTTGCGCCGGCGGACTACATGGAGGTCGTCAACACCGAAGGTCTGCCGTACTACGCCAAGCTTGAGCGTCTGCCCTTCGACAAAGGCGTGGCTGGGGAAGCGCAATCGAACCCGCTGCACCTGTGCACCCGCCCGTTGGCGGTGCGCGAACTGACCCTCTGACCGTGGCGGGTTTCTCTGAACTGGTCGCCGACATGGACGAGATCATCGCCGACGTCCTCGGCGATGGTGAGTTTGGCTACCTGGACCGCTCTGGCCGGCAGGTCGGCAATGCTGCGGTGATCGTTGAGGAAGGTGTTGAGCGCATGGAGGCCGGCGCCCTGGATCGGTACCGGACCATTGCGTGCCGCAAGGCCGTGTTGCAGCCCCTTGATCGAAAGGGGGCGTTCCTCGATTCCGATGGCCAGGTCTGGCGCATCGACGGCATCCATGCCGACGACGGCGACTGGATCACTTTCTACGTGGTGCCCGAATGAGCGACGTGATCGATGTACAGACCGCGGTCATCGGCCAACTGCTGGACCTGCTGGCCGCGGTACCGGCGTTCGGCGACGCCGTCCGCGAGGACTGGGTGGCCGGGGTGCTCGACGCCGAGGATAGCGACGAGCCTGAACGGCTGATCATCCTGCAGGAAGGGGACACCGTGGAACGTGATCGGTCGCCGGGCAGTGTCGTGGAGGAGTGGACCGTGAACATCGTCCCGATGGCGCGCGGCAGGGACGCCGCCCAGGCGTTGCGCGAGGCGCGCCTGGCGATCAAGCGGGTGCTCAAGGGCCACAAGGCCGGGCTGACGGTGCCCGGCCTGGTGCGTGTCGATTTTCCGGCATCCGCTGTGCGCCTGCCCGAGCCCGGCCGGCGCTGGGCCTATCGAGCCATCCCTCTGCAGGTCAGCTACTCGCAGCAGTTGTAACCCATCCACCAGGCCGCCTTCGGGCGGCCTCTACATTTCCGGAGGGCTCCATGCCCGAGATCATCGTTACCAGGCCGTTCAACTACCGCGAGGGGCTCGACGCGACCCACTACCCGGCGTCGAAGGGCGCCATCAGCGTTACCGCCGCCGTAGCTGCCCATGCCCTGGGCAAGGGCTACGCCACCGAGGCCAAGGCCAAGGCGCCGATTCCGGCAGCCACCGCCGAGCCGACCGGCGGCGACCAGAAGTAACCCACCCGAACCCATCAGGAGAGCCCCATGCTCCAGACCATCGACCGCTCGTTCATCGGCGAGGGCATCATCCATGCCCGCCTGTACGGATCGCAGGAACCGTTCCTGCCGCTCGGCAACTGCGACACCTTCAACATCAGCTTCGCCACCGACCGCAAGACGCTGCCCAACTACATGGGAGGCGGCGGCAACAGCAACGTCCGCGAGCGCGTCACCGACGTGACGTCCTCCATCGGAATGTTCGACCTGACCGCCGAGAATGTCGCCCTGGTGACGCGCTCCACCATCCAGGTGGCGCCCACCGCCGCGATCACCGACGAGGCGCATACCTCTCAGGGGGTTGCGCTGGAGTTGATCCCGTTCAAGTACCTGCCGGACCTGACCAAGCCCGTGACGGTGAAGACCGCGGGGGACGTCGAGGTGGCCCCGGGCACGGACTACCTGCTGGTACCTCACGGCATCCAGGTGCTGAGCGGCGGCAAGATCGATGCAACCGGCATCAAGGTCAGCTACACGCCGCGCCCGAGCCGGGCGGTGCATATGCTCAACGGCTCGCAGAAGGAGCTGGAGCTGTTCATCGCTGGCCTGAACGACGCGCAGTCGGGCGAGCCGTTCGCGCTGCGTCCTCGCCGCGTCAAGTTCGGCCTCCTGCAGGAACTGGCGGTGCTGGGCCAGGAGTACGCCAAACTCACCGGCCCGGCGGAACTGCTCGCAGATTCGCGCGTGACCGCGACCGACATTTCCAAGTTCTGCCAAATGGACTTGGCCGCATAAACAGGGTAATAAAAACTCTATTTTGAATTGAAATAAATATTCTTGTTTATATTGCGATAATGGATATATGCGGGTTGCTAGTTATTTAGTGTTAAGCCTGCTAACTTTGGTAGGTATATCTCCTTTATAACTTGCTAAATTTAATTGCGCGAGCCTGGAAAAGGTTAAGCGGACTCGCCTGTCGAATACATAACCTATAGATATTCGCTATGCAAGGAGCATCGAAGATGGGTACTTATTTGTTCCAATACGCACAAGATAAGGACTATGTGCTTGGAGTTACCGATGAAAATTCCAACGCCAAGGTGGTATTGCGAAAAGCGAAGGGAACGCCCTATCGTTACATCCTCTGGGATGTCGATCAGGACTCGGGGGTTATAACCCTGAACTCTAGCGGCGGTCAGCTTGCGATTGACCCGCAGGGTGAGAATCTCTCTTCACAAACCCTGCTAACGCTGGCTGTTGTGAAAACTGGTGCTCAGAGTCAGCGCTTCGATATGGTCACGAAACCGCTCTATATTTTGAGCGTCCCGGAACCGGGACTTTGCATTGATAACCAGGATCGTGTAGTCAAGGACGGAAATCCTATCTGGCTCTACGAGTTCAACGGTTCGCAGGCTCAGCAATGGATACCGCAGCGACTCTCGTTCGCGAAGGCTGATTTCTAATAGATTAAGCCTTTATAGAGCCTCCAGTATTTGCATGCTGGAGGTTCTTTTAAATGGATTGTAAGTAACGTCGTGGTTTCTCTGCAGGGCCGAAGGTGTGTCACTCAGAGGTCTTTTAGTGGGGTGTGATTTTTTGTGGTTCAAGAGAGTTAGTTAGTAATAACCAGTTCTGATCTTAACCCGCCATATGGCGGGGTTTTTTTTT